CTACTTGTACAGTTACTCTTTCATCTGGACATAATTTAGAAATTGGTCAAAATGTATTTTTAGATTTTAAAACTTATAGTTCAGGAACAGTTCCAAAAGATGATACATTTACAGTTTTAGATACAGTTAATTTCACAAGCACTACTTTTGATGTAACAATTCCCTCATTAGGCGGAACGATAACAGGAAATGTAGATATATCTTTACCCACTGATTTTTGTTTTTATCTTGTAAATACTGGAACTGTAACTAATGTTAATCAATTTTTCCCATTATTTGTTGCAAGTATTGACTCCAGTCAACAATCTTATAGTCTAACTTTAAATGAAATATTACCTTTTATAAATCACCCAACCGTTCAGGCTGGGGCTAATTTTGCTTCTGCTAATAATGAAGTAGCTCCAAAACAAAGAGGTTTAATGTTAAAGAGAGGACAAGCATTATATGTAGCTGCAAGTGGAGCAACCGCTTTAACAAATGGATTTTTCTGTAATGTTCAAGGTGGTTTCTATTAAAAAGTATGGCATTCGAAATAAAAGGTTTCGGTGAGCCATCAAACTTTAATTTTAAAAGTTTTCAAAATTTTAATAATAAACCAAAAAAAGAAAGTATATATCCAAGAGGATCTGACGGTTACGAATTAGAAAGTGAAGTAAAGTTTTATAATCAAGATTCTTTGTGGACTAGATGGAGAAGAGGATATGAGTTATATGTAATGATGCAAACAATATTAGGATCTACTTCTAAAGAAAGAGATAGAAGAGGAGATTATAGATTGTTTTTTACATTTCAACAATTTCCGGGAGTTTTTATACCTGCAAGAATATTTACTTTTCCCTCTAAGAATAAAGAATTAGGTGAGCATGTTTGTGGCATGAGAGATACGGATGGTTTTAGTTTTTATAATTTTGGTTTACCCATACTTGAAGTAAGATATTTAGCTCCATCTGTAGATGCTACTTATCAACAAAACGGAACAACTTTAGTTATTACAAAAACAGATCATGGATTATTTCAAGGAGATGATGTTTTTTTAGATATATCTACTGGAAATGCCGTTGATGAAACTTTAGAAATTATTAGTAAGACTCAAAATACATTTACAGTTACAGCAACTAATTCTTTAACAACTTCAGGTAATGTAACTTATCATAATTCCACAGCATTTAACGATAGACGTTGGAGATTTGTAAGAGTTAAATTAAGAACTCTTCCTACAGAAGTAGCCTTTCTTGCAGGTGAAAGAATGGCTGATCGAATAATAGAAAAAGATCCAGGGATATCTTCTACATATACAAGATCAGGTTCAGAAGTTACTGTAACTTGTAGTTCAGTCCATGGTTTATCTACAGGTAACAAAGTATTTTTAGATGTAAGTACAGGTAATGTTTCTTCTGGTAGATATACAATAGAAGTTACATCAGCCACACAATTTAAAGTCACCACAATAACGAGTGGAAGTACATCAGGTAATCTTACTTTAAGTAGATTACTAAAAGGATTTAGATATGACGATTATGTTGGATATACAGTAACTGGGTCTGATGTTAATACTAATGAAATAATTTTTCAAAAAAAAGATAGTTATGGAGCAAGAACTGTAGATACAATAGCCAAGACAACTGTTCCAGCTCATAGAGGTTTTGCAGTAGGTAGATTTTTAACTACAGAACTAAGATGGAATTGTTCATGTCAGGATTTTTCTAGGAGAGATAGTTATGATTTATTTAAAAGATCTAATAATTCTAGATTTCCAGTAACACCAATTAGAGATACAAAACCTGGAAATGTATTACAACCAGATGGAACTTTAAGTGATGAAAGAGATATTCCTGGTACGTTTAGAGATTTAGGATATGTAACTATTAATAATTTTTATGAGTTACCAGAGTATGAAGATGAACAAGAAAATTCTTTTCAAAATTTGCAATATTATCAGCTTCGTTGGTGTAAACATATTTACGCAGCAATGTGGTCATTAGTTCATGATGAAGGTAATGAGCCACTTAAATTAGCAGCTAAGTACTCTCAATCTAGTGTGAATATTACCGTTGATTTTGAGAATCATAATTTAAATAAAAACGATAAAATTCAATTAAATTTTACAAGTGGAAATGCAATTTCAGGAGAGTACACAATAACTGATGTTCCAAATCCAAATAGTTTTGTAGTTATATATCCTTTTGAAGAAACTACAAGTGGCTATGTCACAGTAGAAAATTTAAAAAAACATGAATATGTAGGAGCATGGTTACTAGAACCAAATGATAAACCTATAGGAAAAGGTCTTGAAACATGGGAAAGAAATTGGAAAAAAGAACAAGAAAAACTTAGAGAATCTGCAGAGATATTTGCTTTATATAACCGATCAACAAAATGGGAGGGTAATAAAGAAATAATTGGTAATTTTAACAATAAACAAAACGTAGCTAATTTTGATCCATCTGTTGTAGCTATGACTTTAACAGATAGTTTAAAACGTGATGCACAAGGAGGATTGGACAGATCAGGATTATCTTTAAATACCACAAATAGGATGATTGCTATGGTAAACAAATTATTTAATAAATCTCCTACAGTTTTAGACGATATTAAATTTGGAATTATAAATAAACCTTTAATTGAATTTACTGATATTTTTGAATCTGGTTTGATTAATGCAGGCGATTATATAAATGGAGAACTAGTAGATTCTGCAGCAAATACTAGCGATCTTGATGCCAGTACTTATAATCCAAATACTGATCAGGATACAGTGGTAGATGCAGGATTATACATAAATGTAGAGAGTTAATTATGGCAGTACAAATTCAAACAAGAAGATCTAGCGTTGTAAATGATAGACCGTTTCCAACAAGATTAGGAGCTGGTGAGCTTGCATTAAATAATCACAGCACAAGCCCTGGATTATTTTTTGCTGATAATGTTGCTTCTCCAAGCACTGGACTAATAAAGGTAGGACCTGTGCATATTGGAAGCACTGCACCAAATAGCTCGGCAGCTGGATTTACGTCATCAAGTAAAGGAGAAACTTGGTTAGATACTGCTAGTACTCATATATTTAAAGTATTTGATGGATCTTCTTTTCAATCTGTTAAAGCTGTAGCATCTGTGTCTGCTGGGCAACCTGCTAATCCAATTGATGGTCAATTACATTGGGATACATCTGGGGGTGGTAGTGGGGTATTAAAAATATATTTAGCCTCTAGTTCTGCTTGGGTTAATGTTTAATTAGTATGATTTAACAAATGATCTAATATTCTGTCCAATTTAGTATGTACTGCTTGCATTTCTCTTAAAAAATCTTCTTTTAAAACATAATCATGGATGACAGTATTTTTTAAATCATCAACTTCTCTTTGAATTCTATCAAATTTTCTATCTATTTTTTTATTAAAATTACCTAAAGCTCTACTGATACCAGCAAAAGCACCTATACTTCCGGATATAATTGCAGCAATTACTTGAGGTTCCATATTTTTATTATAATGGTAGGCACAGTTTAAAATAGATATTAATAGAGGTAAATTATGTCAACTGCTTACGAACCTAATATACAAGGGGCTATCGCAGTCTTAAGAGACTTAATGATAGCAAATAATTTTACGATGACTCGTGAACCATATGAACCTAACTATAGAGGGTTGGTAGATGCTGTTATAGATGTTAAAGAAGGATTTCCAACTTTTGCTCCATTACAAGTAGGTTTTGATGCCACTGCTTTTGAGAATGTTAGTGAAGGTGATGCACTATATATGAGAACGTCTGATGGACAAGTTGGTAAGGCAAGTGCAGCTGATGGAACAGTAGAAAATTCAATTGTTGTTGGATTTGCTAATGCTGCTGCAACAGCTAATTCTACAGTAAAAGTAATAGTTGTTGGTGTAAAAACTATGAGTGGTTTAGATGCTGGTGATTTATATTTTCTTTCACCAAGTACTGCAGGAGCTATTACTCTTACACCTCCATCAAGTGCTGGTCAAGCTGTAGTTAGATTAGGAGAAGCTGCCACCACTACTTCTCTTGCAATACAAATTGAACCTCCTATAAAATTAAGTTAATGACAATTATAAAAAATTATGAGCCTTATGAATCTAATGCACAAGGGTTAACAGAAGCACTTTTAGATTTTAAATCAACTTTTGGAGGAACTCCTGTAACTAAAGTAACTGGATATGTTACTACAACTTTTGAAAATGTTACTCAAGGCGATGCAGTATATGCACGAGCATCTGATGGGTTTATTGGTAAAGCAATAGCGAATGATACATTTGACAAAGCTAAAATTGCAGGATTTGCAGAAACGACACAATCATCTGGATCTCAAGTTAGAGTTCTAGTTAGAGGCATAATTGCAACATCAGGTTTAAATTTTGGAAATGAATATTTTTTATCTGCAAGTTCTGCTGGCTCTATTACAGAAACACCTCCTTCAGGATCTGGTAATTACTTAGTAAGGGTAGGAGAAGCAGGATCTACTGGTCAATTTATAATAAAAATCGAAACACCGATTCTTTTAAGCTGACAGTTAACTAGACGTAAAATAAATATAACTAGCAATTCAATAATTTTGAATTGTATCGGAATATAAAATGGCAACAAGAAAGGCACTTGTTTTAGTTTCAGGTTTATTTCAGGAGTTAAATTCTTCTTCTGATAAATTAGATTTTGCTGGAAATAGTACTTCTGATTTAAGCGAAGGTACAAATCAATATTTTACTACTTCAAGAGCTAGAGGTTCAGTATCAGTTACCGATAGTGGTGGTGATGGGGCTTTAGCTTACAACAGTACTTCAGGAGTAATTACATATACAGGACCTTCAGCTTCTGAAGCCAGGGCACATTTTAGTGTTGCTTCTGGGTCTGGATTATCATATAACTCAGGCACTGGAGAGTTTGGTACTTCTGCAATACCTAATTCTCAACTGGCAAATGATGATGTAACTATTGGAAGCACTGCAGTTGCACTTGGAGCTACAGCTTCTACCATTGCTGGTTTAACATCATTAGCATCTACAACGTTAATTTCTGGGGTTGCTGACGCAGCAAACTCTATAAAATTAGCAAGTGGAAATATTACTTTCGAAGGTTCTACTGCTGATGCAAATGAAACAATTCTTACTGCAGCTGATGCGACAGGTGGTGATAAAACTTTAACTTTACCAAATGAAACTGGAACAATATTATCTACAGCATCCTCAATTGCTAACAGTAATTTAGCTAACTCCGCTGTTACTATTGGATCAACTTCTGTCAGTCTTGGAAGTACAGTAACTACGTTTACTGGTTTATCTTCTTTAACCTCTACGACATTAGTTGGAACAACACTTATTTCTGGAACAGCTGATGCTGCAAATTCAATAAAAATTGCAAGTGGCAATATAGTTTTTGAAGGATCTAGTGCGAATGATTTTGAAACAACTATTACTGTAACTAATCCAACAGCTGATAGAACTATTACTTTCCCAGATGCAGCTGGAACAGTAGCTTTACTTGGATCTTTAAGCGTAGCTGCTGGATCAGGATTGACTTACAATAGCGGAACTGGTCAGTTTGGAACAAGTTCTATACCAAATGCTCAATTAGCAAACAGCACAATTACGATTGGTGGAACAGCCGTTGCACTTGGAGGAAGTATTACAACACTTACTGGAATGAGTTCTATTACATCTAGTGCTGTTGTGACTAATGATAATCAATTTAGAGTAAGAGATAATTCTGATAATACTAAACAATTAGCATTTGAATGCTCAGGAATTTCAGGTAGTACAACTAGAACAATGACTGTCCCTGACAGTAATGGGACAATCAGCACTGAAAGTTTTGCTACCGCAATAGCAGTAGCGTTATCATAGTATTATGGCAACCCAAGTTCAATTTAGAAGAGGAACAACAGCTGAGCACTTATCATTTAAGGGTGCAGATGGAGAAGTAACTGTAGATACTTCTTTGAGGACTGTTGTTATACACGATGCAATTACAAACGGTGGTTTTCCAGTATTAAGACAAGACGGAACTAATTCTCAATTTGAAAGAGGATCAACTACATCCTGTGCTCTTAAATTTGCCGGAGATCCAAATACAGGTTTAATATCACCAGCTGCAGATGAAATTGCTTTAGTCACTGGTGGGTCTAGTCGTCTTACAATAGATTCTAATGGAGCTGCCACTTTTACAGGTAATGTTCAAGTTAATGGATCTTTATCAGTAACAGGTGGGTTTGATTCCGGAGAAAACTTAGCATTAATTATTGCTTTAGGATAATATGGCAAACACCTTCAAAGTCGATACAAAATCTAGCTGTGTAACCGACGCACATACAAGTTCAAGTGCCAATGTTGTAACAGCTGGGGGCTCTGCTACTTTAGTTCTTTTAAGTATTTTAGTTGCTAATAAAACTGGAGCTAGTGCGGATGTAGATGTTTTCTTAGTCACTAATACTGGAGAAGATGTTTTTCTTTTAAGAAATGCTCCAATACCAGCTGGATCTTCACTTGAGTTAATTAGTGGATCAAAAGTAATTATGGAAAGTAGTGATGTTTTAAGAGTTAGAACAGATACTTCTAGTGCTATTGATGTAACTGTAAGTTATTTAGAGCAGACATAAAATGGGATTATCAGTAAATAACGACCTTGTAAATTTATCTGATAATTTTGAAAGTCTTAAAGCAAAAGTTGAGGCTATTGAGATTATAGTTTATGGTGAAAAAGTTTTAGAATTAGATGATTCTACTTGGGAAAATATTAGAAAAAAAAGAGATTATATTTTAAAATCTACAGATTGGACAGTCATACCAGGAT